TGATATTCTGCGCAGCAGTTGCGGATTCTGCGCTGATTTTGATTTCCAGGTTATCTACTGTGTAAGCCATGCCGCAACCACCTCACTTTTCATCGGATTCTTGTTTCTTCCCCCAATTTCTTCCGGCCTGTTCAAACTGGCGCATATAGATTTTTGCGAAGACGATTTCCTTTTCTTCCTGCTCGGCTGTCTTGCGCCGCTCCTCTTCCCGCTTTTGCCGTTGTTCTACGATCCACGGCTTGGCTGGATATTCGATTGGGCTTGTGCCCTTTGGACGAAATGCGTTTCCGATGCTGGACTCAATCGCCTGTTTAAAATAAGCGCCTTGCAGCCAAGCGTTATAGTCCGCTTGCTCTTGCCGTATCTGCTCGGCCTTATAAAACGCCCGTACCATAAGAGGATCGCCAAACCAATATTGCTCATAGGTCATTCCGATACTCATATAGTACGGGCAATCGTGTTCGTACATTTCGGTCAATGACCGGGGAGCCGTATCGTCCGTTACAGCTCCACGGTCACTTTCGCGTTTTTTGCCAGGTCATCCTTGGACTGGAAAACGCTGGAATTGGACAACGCCGCCTGGTTGTACAGCAGGAGCAGCCGCTCCAGCATTTCGTCTGTCAGACCGCCCAGCTTTTCCAGCAGGGCATCTGTCTGAGACCGAGCCAGATTCTTGTGATTCATCCGAAAAGCGTAGTACCACAGCTTTGGGATGCCCGTCACAGGGAAGTTGGTAACGTCCTCCAACTGAAACTCTCTGCCCTCGGCAAAGGCGATGCTTTCACGGCAGAAGTCCAGTTCGTACACGCTGCCCGTGTCGTTGTCCGTAATGCGCAGGGGCTTCACTCTTTCATTGTCGCTCATTTTATATATCCTCCGTCAGTTGTTAGATGGTGGGCTTCGCCGCACGGACGGGAGCCGTGGCGGGGGTGATGTACAGGGTGGTTTCAGCCATAGCGCCGACACTCGCCTCGTTGATACCGATGGGGGAAGGATCGCCGCAGAAGTAGGTGGCTTTCGCCAGCTTGGGATGCACGATGACAAACCAGGTGGCCTTGCCTTCCTGGGCTGCGGTGTCGTGGGCGGTGATAAGGGACTCCCATGCGGTGTCAAGGTCATCGGTGAGGTTGGCCCCGAACTCCAGCGGAGAGCCGCCGATGTCTTTCAGGCCGGGTACGGAAGTGGTGTACTCGGTTTCCTGCAAGGTCGTGGAGTCAATGGTGTTGGGGCTGGGGTTGAAGGAAGGCATACTCTTGATTTCGGGAATGGTCGTATACCCGGTAGTGGGACGAGTACCCGCAATCGCCTCAACGGCGTATGCCAGGTACATACCCGCGGTCGAAACTCTCTGAGACATTTGCTGTCACTCCTTTTCTCAGTTTTGATAAATGATGTACTTGCCGCTCTCTCCGGGGCCTACGACGGCCTCATAGCGGCAGATAATTCTGTGGATAGTAGAATCGTTAAGGTTGGGGACTTGGTTTGAGAACGAGCGGGTAAATCCCAACGTGGCAAACGCCTCGTCCATCGTCTTGACAATAGACTTGGCCTCTGCTTTTTTCCCGCTTGCCCTGTTGCTGAATACGTTTACCTCATACATGACCAGCACGGCGTTTTCGATGTTCACCGTTCTCATGCGGTTGTAAACGCTGTTGCTGGCCTCCATGATCGTTACGGCGGGAAACCGTGCGGGTGCGTCCGTGTACTCGCCGCTGACGTATGCGCCTGGATGCTCCGCTTCGATGGCGCTTGCAACGATCTCAAACACATCGTTTTCGATGTCTATCATTCTTTTTTAAGCGCCTCCTCCACTCTCTGCGGCACAGCCTGTCGCATCATCTGTGCGGTTTCGTACATAAACGGTCTGGACGGCATACCTTTCGTCCAATGGCGTTTGCCATCGTCTCCGACATACCACCAGCCCTTTTCGCCGTGGCTGTTCACGTCGTATTCCCAGCCGTGGATAGGTGCGTGAGATGCGGGCGCGTTCTCTCCGACAACGCCCGTGCCGAACTCAACGTATGCGGCATGGTCAGCGTTTGCGCTGATCGTTGCGCTTCTTCCCTGCACGTCCGCTCTGATACTTCCCACCAACTCGCCCGTATCGTATGCGTCCATGAACTGTGCCATGTCCTGCGCGTCTCTCGCACCGTCCATAGCCAGTTCCTTGACCAACGTATCCGGCAAACCGTCAACCTTTTTGGCGTACTCTTCAAGCCGCTTAATGGCTGCGTCGATAGCACCGGGATTGAGCGATACGTTGATGGTCATTAGCTCACGTTCACCTTCCTAACGGCAATCGAAATGGAATTGATGCTCTTGGCTATCCTGCGCACGGTGTAGTCGTACATCGGTTCACCGTCAATCGAATGCTCCGGCTCCTTGTCGATGAACAACACGGAATGCTCGTCGATGGGACAATCCATATCGTCCGTGACGATTACCTTGTCATAGTTCTCCAAATTGCCGAACTGCTCCGTTTGGGAGATACCCGATGCTGGCGAAATGTTTGCCGTCATTTCCTGCGGCTCGGAATAGGAGGGTCTGTCCTCACCCGTCCGATTGCCGTTTTCGTCAACGATTGGTTCCCGCCCTTGATACAGGCAATAGTAAAACGTGCGCTTGTTGCGGAGTAATACCCTCACGAAATCACCTCGCAATACGGCACGATCTCACGCAGGATGGACGGGGGCAGGTCAGCGGCCTCATAGCTCCTGGAAATCCCGTTCTCGGAGTGTGCGGTCTCTCCTTCCCCGCCACGCTTATTAAGGTAATACGCAGCCGCCTTGACCTGTACGCCGCCGTAGGCATCCAGCACTTCCTCACGATTGCGGATGCCATACGGGTCAGCGTAGTGAGCCACAGCGTCCCCAGCCAGCGACAGAAAGGCAGAGATAATCGTATCGTCCGTCTCATCGGTCATGGCTTTTACAAGCACCACCTTTTCGGAATCAATCATGTATCTCTGCCTCCTTGTCAGTTTTCGGTTTTCTTTCTGCGGCTACGGGGCTTGGCCTCAGTAACGGACTCCTCGTTCGGCTCGTCCCATGTCAAAGGCGTTTCAACGATTTCAACGGATTCGGAAATCAGCTCCGCATCGTCACGACTGATTTCAAACTCCTCGCCGCTCTTGTGCCACGTCCCGTTGTGGCAAATCCAGTTCTTCGCCCGGACTTTCATTACGCCGTCACCTTCATAACGGCAACCTCGTCCATGCGCTCAAAGCTGGGCAGGACGATCTCGGAGGCGATGATGTTGACGTTCACGGGATGAGGCTCAACGATGCGGGAAATAGCAACGCCGCCGTTGACGATGGACACGCTCATGGGAGCCTCGCCGCCGTCAGCCTCTTCGGGAGTGGTGCCGCGCCAGGTGCTGCCGAGCGCACCGTTGGGGATGAGGGCCACATAGCCGTCCGGGACGAACTTGGCGGCAACCTTGTTCTCGTTGCGGTACTGCTTGTCGTACACGGCGATGTTGAGGCCAAGGGTGTCACCGATGACGTTGACCACTTCGCCCTTGGTGATGTAGGCGACGCTTCTGCCGGTGGTGGTGAGGAAACGGTTTTTCAGCGCATCCAGGTTTTTGAGCAGGTTAAAGGTGGTGGAGTTCATCACCATCGTACCCAGCTCCGTGCCGGACGTGGAGCGAATGGCGTTCTGTACGGTCTCGATCTGCGTGAACGGGTCAGCACCGCTGGTGTTCGTCCACAGGCCGGTGCCGGACATGGCGAAGTAGTTCGTACTCTTCCAGGCATCGCCCGGGTCGTAGTCGTAGGTGTAGTCCACGCCGTTGGCCTTGATGGCAATGCCCATATCGCCGCCCACGGGGAAAAGAAGCTGCATTCTCATGCGCTCCGCCACAACCTCGGCGCCGTCCACCAGGTCGTACAGATCGTTGTAAATCTGGGCGATAACGGCGGTGGCGTATGGGTCGCCGGAGTCAGCCGCACGGAGGAGTTCCTGCCTGTCCTTCTCTTTGATCTTGTAGCCCTCACGGAAGAACGGCATCTGCGTCTCGTTGATGGTCACGCCCACACGGTCGCGGAAGGTGGCCTGGGCATCAAAGGCGGAGGGCATCAGAGAAATGGGAAGACCACGGTTGCCCTTAATCCAGGACAGGTCAAGACCCATCTTCTGCTGGGCGGGAAACAGACCCGCACCGAGATAAGGCACAGCGTTGGACGCCGCCTCAGTCCAGTTAGCCGCAACAACCTGCGGCTGGAACAGTTCAGTCAGTTTCATTCTCTATTTCCCTCCTTACTCGTTCACACCGATGTTGGTGCGGAAGATAACACCGGGCAGGGCGGTGTACAGGGCGGAGGCGTAGGTCACGCCGCTGTGCGCCTGGGCCTTGGTGCTGTCGATGGGGCCGGACTGCACGATAGTACCGTTCGGATTCTCGGCGGTGTCCACGTCATAGAGCAGGATGCCAACAGCACCCGAACCCGTAGTAGAAGCACCGGCATCGGTCAGCGGAGTACCGGCCTTGACAACCGTACCGCTGGCGGGGGTAGCGACCTTGATGGGCGTGAGCGTGTGAATATCGGTAAGACCGACAAGGATTTCCACGCTGCCGTCAACAGTGGTCTTGGAGTAAATCATTGCTATCTCTCCTTTCGGTTTTTGGGGATTTTTTATCTCCTCGCGCAGATGTGCGCAGGATTAGATGGTGTACTTGGAAAGCACGTCCTCTGCGGCTTTCATGTTCTTCGCCCTCTGTTCACCGAGCATCTTGGCCTGTTTATACTCAGCGGTCTCTTCGGGCTTGCCATCCTTGCCGGAGCCACCAGGCTTAGGCGTGGAGTTCATCAGCTCGGTCTTGATGCGCTGCTCCATAGCGGTCTTGTGCTTCTCACCGTTGGCGAACACCTTGTCCATATCGCCAGCTTGCATAGCTGCGGCGGTGTCAGCCGCCAGGTCTTTGTCATAGCCGAGCGAAATGTACTTTGCCGTGTACTTGGAAATGGTGTTCTCCTTTTCAAGCTGCTCCAGCTTGGCAAGAAGCTGGGCCTTTTCGTCGGCCTCGGACTGCTTCTTCTGCTCGTCCTCACTCAGCAGGGCG